TATGAGTTGGTATGAGGAATTAATATGAACGACAACATGTCCGCCTATTCCGGTGTAGCTCAATCTTATAGAAATCTCCCATTGATCGCTCTACGAGAACTTGAGAGTGTATTGAAGCATGAGATTTATGAAAGGGAATGTAGCTTTGGAATGCATAAGGATAATCTGCATGAATTATATATGCATAAAAGTAGTGATGAAAAGCTGCAAGGAAGTCAGGTGAGTGTGGGAGAGGTTGAAGGGAAGGAAACGGTTGTGAGTGGTGGAAAGGGCGTTAATAAGGGTGTAATTGGGACGACTAAACAGCCTGTCTTTGAGTTAATTATTGGGAGTAAAGTGTGATGGACGAGAAAGAAATTCTTAGTGCTGTTCTTGATACGCTTAATGATGCAATGAATCAAATGGGCGATCTTGATGACGATGAAGCTCATGCTGATATCTATTGGGAGATTAAGGATATTACAGAGAATTTGATTAAACGGATTGGGGATTTGTAATATGAACGTAGCTCAATTTATCAAGTGGCTTGAGAAACAGCCACAACACCTCGAAGTGTCTGTCATTGAAAACAGTACACAAACTGAAGACGGTGCATTTGGTGAGGAAGAAGTTTGTGTTACAGAGGCTGTCTGTTTTGATGATCCACAAATGCAATCACGTCAAACAAAAATGTCTTTGATTTTGGGGGTGGAATGATGAGTACGATCAACTTAGCAAAATCCTATCGGGCTTACAGCCCTCAAGAGCTTCGTGAGATGGCCTATCAGGGATTGCTTGAAGTGAATGGGTTTGATATGTCTGATTTTCTAGAATATATTTTTACAGATTACAAAGTGGAGACAAGTGAAGAAGAGGTTGAAGCAATCAAAGATGAAGCATATGATCGTGGATGGTCTGATGCGAAAGGTGATGCGATTGCTGCTGTTGAGAATATTTGATTAGGAATTTTAGGGGAGATGGGGTGTGAGTAAATCTAAGATGCCTGATGGAGAACTTCTGTATCATGCTGCATGCATTGGAGATGATTGCTCGTCTTCTGATGGTATGGCTGTATATCAGAAAGAAATTGATGGTGAAAAGATTAATGATGCCTATTGTTTTGTTTGCACTAATTATTTTAGTCATGCAGAACTTGAGGATGTTGGAATTAAAATTAAAGAGGGGAGAAACAAGGTGACTGAAGTTGTAGACTTTACAGAGATTCAACAGATCCCCTTCCGTGGTTGGAAGGATCGCGGTATTGGTCAACCTGTATCAGCAAAGTATGGCGTGCATACCGAAATTGTAAATGACTTCGATGTGGGCGCCCGATACTATCCATCAACATCAGATGGTAAAGTGGTAGGCTTCAAGAAACGTTTGACACCAAAAGACTTTATTGGTATTGGTAGTACAAAAGCAACAAATGAATTGTTTGGCCAGTCAGTTTTTGAGGTTGGTCAGAAGTATTTGGTTATCACAACAGGCGAGGAAGATGCTCTTGCGTTTGCACAAGCATTGTATTCAAAGAAAGATGGAGTTGAATACTGGACACCAGTTGTTAGTGTAACATGTGGCGATGGTAGTATTATTAAACAGTTCAAGGCTAACTTTGAATATATCAATTCCTTTTCTAAAGTGATTTTGGCATTTGATAACGATGATTCTGCACAAAAGTATGTAGAAGAAGCTGCCCGTCTTCTTACTCCGGGGAAAGCATTTATTGCTAAATTTCCACAAGGCGTTAAAGATGCGTCTGATATGGTTAAGGCTGGTCGTTCAGCAGAATTGAAACAATTGTTTTGGAAGGCTGCGCCTTTCAGCCGCGTAGATGTACTTCACTTGAGTCAAATGTGGGAAGACTTTGAAAGCGAAGATAACAACGTAAAAATTCCATTCCCTGCCTCATGGTCACATTTGAACGAAATGATGAATGGTGGTATGGAGAAGGGCGAGATTACAATCATTGGTGCTTTGACCTCGATTGGTAAGAGTTCTATAATTAATAACGTAGTCTATTCATTGATTGAGAACACACCTTTCAAGGTAGGTGCAATGTACCTTGAAGGTACTAAACGAGAGGTAGTGCGTGACCTTTTGTCACTTGATGCTGGAATGAATCTGCGAACTGTTAATCGGCAGAACGTTGATATCGAAGCGCTTAAGAATCGGTTCTTTGAAAACCTTGCAAAGAAAGATCAATTTGTGTATGTTGACCATCAAGGTAGTATTTCCACGGCGGAGATTTTTGATAAACTCAATTATCTTGCCAAGGCTGAAAACTGTGATGTAATTATCATCGACCCTGTTCAGGCTGGTGTGAACAGTAGTGATAATGGTGCAATCATTGAGTTTATGGATACATTGTTGAAATTTGCAAAAGAAACAGATACTTGTGTAGTTGCGGTAAGTCACATGCGCAAGCCATCTGAAGAGAATCCGCATGCTGTTACTGAATATTCTCTCATGGGTTCCTCAAGTTTAAATCAAATTGCATTCAATACCATCCTTTTGAGTCGCGATAAGATGAATGAGTGCCCTATTAAAAAGTCGGCCACTAAATTGCAGTTGGTAAAATGTCGCCGCACAGGTAATACAGGTGAGGCTGGATGGTTGCGTTATGACCACAATACTACACATCTTTTTGCAACATCTGATCCATATGTTGAAGAAACGCTTTTGGATGAACCACCATCAGCAGAAAGTTTGGAAGTACCTGCACACATGGTTGACTTTTAATCGAAAGAGGGCTAAGATCCTCTACTTTACTTGGGAGAATTAGCTTGGAAAAGAAATGGTTTAAAGGAGATTGGGTCTTTGATATTGAGACCTATCCCAATACTTTTACTTTCGCTACTGTTTATGCGAATGGGGAAGGTATGCGAGCTTTTGAGATTAGTGACCGCAAGAATGAAGTAGAGGATTTGCTTGATTTTTTCCGTAAGGTTAAAAGTGCTGGACATCGCTTTGTAGGATTTAACAATAATAATTTTGACTATCCTGTCATTCACCACATCTTGCAAAAAGCTCGTAAGGTTCATGGTACTGAAAAGAAACTAAAGATTACAGCTAAAGAGTTGTATGATGTTGCAATGAAACTTATTAATTCTAGTAAAGAAAATAAGTTCGGCGGCGCTATCAAAGAAAAAGATGTGGTGATTCCACAAGTTGATTTGTTCAAAGTTCACCACTTTGATAACAAAGCTCGTTCAACATCTTTGAAGATGCTTGAATATAATATGCGCTCCACCAACATTGAGGATCTACCTTATCCAGTTGGCGTGAATTTGGATAATACACAGAAAGATGTATTGATCAAATACAACAAACATGATGTCATGGAAACTCTAAAGTTTTATTGGTATTCTTACGAGAATCTAAAGCTGCGTGCTGATTTGACTGAGCAATTTGGGTTTGACTGCACCAATTTTAATGACACAAAGATTGGTAAAGAGTTGTTCATTCGTACACTTGAGAAAACAGCTCCGGGTAGCTGCTATGAGAAAACTCAATATGGTAAAGAAGTTCGACAAACCAAACGAGATAAGATTGTAATTAAGGATTGTTTGTTTCCTTACATCAAGTTTGATCGTCCAGAGTTTCAAGCTGTACACAAATGGTTTCAAGATCAAGTAATCACTGAAACTAAAGGTGTATTTAGTGATCTTATGGAGCATCAGCTTGGAGATGTTGCTAAATATGCTGAGATGGTTGTTAAGAAAAAGAAACTGTCTGACCCAGTAGATAAAAAGAATAAACGATATATTCCACCTGATGAATTAATTGCTGAACGCCGCAAGGAACAGCCATTGGGTTGGGTTGAAGAGAAAGAGTTAAAGTCACCCAAAGGCGCTAAGAGCTATTACTGGTGCTGGAATGTGGCTGAGACTCTAAATGTCATGATTAACGGATTTCGTTATGACTATGGTGTTGGTGGTATCCATGGAGCAACACAAGGCACCATCCGTAGTACTGACAAGCGTAAGATCAGGACACTTGATGTCGCTAGCTATTATCCAAACATGGCGATTGCTAATCAGATTTATCCTAAACACTTGGGTAAAACCTTCTGTAAGGTGTATTCTGATCTGTATGAGCAACGTAAAGCCACACCTAAAGGATCAGCAGCTAACGCGGCACTAAAGCTTGCTCTGAATGGCGTATACGGCGATAGCAACAACGAGTTCAGCCCGTTGCTTGACCCTGCCTATACGATGGCTATCACAATTGGGGGACAGCTTTCTTTGTGTATGCTTATGGAAAAGCTGATCGATAATTGCAATGCTAGGATTATCATGTGCAATACTGATGGCTTTGAGTATGTTATTGACACAGAAATGTTTGGCGCGGCTGATAAGTGGGTGAAATGGTGGGAGGATCTTACCAAGCTTCAAATGGAAGGTGATTCATACAGTCAAATGTTTATTCGGGATGTAAATAATTATACCAGCGTAACTGAGTCAGGTAAGGTTAAACTCAAGGGTGCTTATGAGTTTATGGATTTTGATAAACTTGGATGGCACAAGAATCACTCAGCAATGGTGGTGCCTATGGCTGTGAAGGCTCATTTGATTGACGGTATTGATTTTGAAGAGTTTATTCGTCTGCATGAGAATAAGTTTGACTTTATGCTTCGCACGAAAGTGCCTCGTAGCAGTAGTCTTGTGTTGGTGGTTGATGGTGAGGATGTTCAACAGCAGAATATCTGCCGTTATTATCCCGCAAAAGAAGGTGGTGGTAAGCTTATTAAACTAATGCCACCACTGATTGAATTCTACAAAAATTTCAATTGACTGCAAAGTAGAGCTAATTAGGCAACTTTTGATTACAGCTTTGGATGAAGGTAAGGACTGATAAATAACCTCTATCACCCACCCCACATCAATATAAACAATCAATTATCCAAAGCTTTCCCCTTTATGTAAAATCAAGTCATCGAAACGAAACGCACAAATAATGTAATTGGAGAAATAAAATGAATACTAATCAACCATACAAACATGAATACACTAAGGGCGAGAAGGAATGGGATGAAGGATTTAAAGATTATGAATCCGGTGTCCCATTTAATCCAGCAGCAGACGATAACTACAAGTCTGGTTGGAAAGCTGCTGAGAAATTATGGACTAAATAGTATGAAGAATAATTATGCCAGTTCCATCCTTCGCCAAATGCAAGAGTCTGGCTATAATATAATTAAAAACACACGAGAATCAGA